AGCCCAGTTTCTTAAAAATGCAGGGCCAACTTTTGATAATTTATCATCCCAATCCACAGAGGCTTTCTCTAATTTATTTATATTCTTTTTTGCACCACCAAAACTTTTCTTTAATGTTTCTAACGATCTTTGCTGGGTCTTTAAAGCGCCTCCTGTAAGGGGGCCACCACCTTTACCTTTCATATTATGTATTCTTATGATCTCAGCTTCTATTTTTTTCAGTTCATTATTATATTGAACGGCATCTTCTTTTTTTAAAGCGCCCCCCTTTGCTACTTTTTTAAGAGAACGCTGAAGGCTAACAACTTCTTTCTCCATGTCTTCAAGACCGGTATTCACGTCATCAAGGTCTTTAATAGCAGCTTTCATTTCTTTCTTGCTCGTTTTACCAAAATCTTTTGTACCCTTGTTTAAATTTTGGTACGCTTTTCCTGCTCCTTCAAGAGCTTTTTTATAGTCCTGTGCGAGCTTTATGTCTGCTTTCGTTAGCTTTTCGGCCATGTTTAATTCCTACCAGTTAAAACTTTTGAACCTATTTTTTTATAAATCCGATTCTCTGCTTTTTCTTTTGATTCTCTCATGTCATTAACAATCACTGTAGTATTAGGCTTTCTTGATTCTAATTTCTCTGTTTCTTCAGGTGTGAGTGCCCTCTGTGATACTGTAAGAGGAAGAACACCAAAGGTACGCTTACTCCTTATCTCTTCTAATTTCTTCTCTACTTTACGTGTTTTTTCCTCCGCCCTTTTTCGTATATTATCCATATGCTTCTCAATAAATTTATCATGTCTATCTTTCTTACCTGATATCTGTCGCATCATTTCTGCTACTAACTCCTCCGCTGTATCTACTGGTGCTGACCATTGCTCAGGAGTCCAATCTCTTTTCTTTATAGACCCTAATTTAGCAATCCTCTTACGGCGCTTTTCCATGAGCTGCATGTTCGAGTCAAACTTTGAACGAACACTCCGGACACCTTTAGGGTTACTGGCAGAAGCAACAAACAGAGATCTGGAAAAATCCTTATTATATTTCTCCTCTTCATCCAGCATTTTATTTATTAAAATCCAGTTTTCCTGGAAAACATTTAGACCCAATCCACTTGTTCCTGGTATACCCGTAAATTCTTCCCGACTTGGATAACCGCCATTACAATGCTTCCATATTCTACGAGATCTGTCTGTATAACTGAATCCTTCTATAAAGTCCACTGCCTCTGAAACTGTTTCTCTTAACGTCATTAATTCTCCAAGAATCAAACTACAAAGAATATTTGGCACATTATTAAAAAACTCATATATTTCCTTGTGTTTATCTTCCCTCTTGGTAAGTATATTTTCTCCATCAGATAAAAAGAGGCTGAAGATCAGATAATTCATATTAAACCGATTTATATAGGACTTATCTCCTTCTCTTTCAACCCCTGAGTAAAGTTTGATTAATTTATATTCCCTTTCATTAATAGTCTTGAATACAAAAAGGTTCCCAGCCAAATTAAGGCTTGTAAGAAGAAATCCCCTATAAATCAGATCGGATAGTGCCTGGTAACCTTCATCTCTTATCATGCTTGTTGTTCTTTTGCTACCTGTTCAGTATTGATACGATGTGCGTCTGCGTCCTCTATCTCTTTATCCACTTTCTTTTTCAACTTCTCCACTTCTGACAAACCTTCTGAAGTATTCTCTACCAAGCGCCTGAATTCCCCCTTTGTCTCTTCGTCTTCTATGCTATCCGACAATTTAAATCTCTCAAATTTAGCGCTACTCTTAATTCGGTCTTCTACCTCTCTCTGCATATGGGTAAACGCGTCAAAGAGTAAGTCAATAAGGCCTGAGGGCCATTCCGCGAGATAATCCAACATAAAAAGAAATTTTGACTTGGATTTACCCGGTTCATATTCTATTTCATTCTCGGTAATCTCCTGTTCATTGACCTTTTTTATAGAACATGCCAAGGTATGCCGTTTCAAAGCTTCAATGTACTCTGATTCACCAATATCCTTACATGATTCAAGGATAATAACTTCTTCTTTAGAAGTCAAAGGTTCAATTTCAAAATGAAGGTCTTCTTCTTCAAAATCGACCTTTTTTCTCTGAGAAAAGTGCCCTTTTATTGATTGAAGAATGGTATCGAAATTATTCATGACTATCTCTCCTTTAAATTTTATTTAGATTTATGTAAAAACATTTTTTATCAATTAAAAAGGAGATATTACCTGAGGTAGGAATATATAAAGAAGATTTTTGTGCGGTTTGTTATCTTATTTGGATATTTTAAATATTATCTGTTATATGAATCTTATTTTATATACCGGGCCTTCTTAACCGAGGGCCCGGTTATTTAATCCTCTCAGGGAATAGCTCTCTCTCTTAAAACTGAGTATTAAAACGTACCGAACGACCCTTATCTGCCTTATCACCAAGTACTGAATAAGGCTCAGGCTGGTCTGCCGCATTCTCATCAGAGTACGGAAATCTCCCAACATCCTGTAAGATATCAGATACATTGATTGTAACAGTTTCCTGGACAAGCGCTGCATCAGAAGCATAGGATACGCTGTAATCAGATATCCAGCATGCCTCATAAAATGTTAACAGAGCTTGTTCATTATACTGCTGCAACTCATCGGTTAATTGCACATCGATATCATCAAGATAATTAGTCGCACTGGTATTACTTTCAGATGCAAAAGCACTGAAAACAAGCTCCTGCTGAATATCGAAGGGCCATCTGTGATGTTTCAAAGATCGGGCTATACCGTCTACACCAGATTTATAACCGAAAACCTGATAAATGTTCGATAAATATAAAGCTGTTCTTGTAATCGATATTGTCATAGGGTCTGTAACCCCCGGTACAAGCTCAGCTATCTGATCTCCAAAACCTATGCCACGAACGGGTTCTATTGTGCGTGCCTCGCTCGGGTCAAAAGTAGCAACAACACCAAGCTGGGTCAAATCCCCCGACGCATTATACGCGAATATTCGATTTTTTGAAGAGATAACTGAGAGGGTATTAGGCGTAACACCTTTCCTGAAAATATAGCTATCTTTATCCCTAGCCATGTGTTTAACCCTCCTTAAAGTTTATTTTCATTCAGTTTATTTAAAAAGTTGACCTAAGCGTGCTTGTTCCTCATCACTCATGTCACCTATATCATCCATGGTTACCATACCGGCTCCGAGTTGGATTCCTCCGAAATTAGAAGTTGATTCTTCTAACACCTTTGTATCAACTTCTGTCGGTTCCTCTTTGGCTTCCTTTTCTGGCTCTTCAGCAGCTTCTTTCTTTTCAGGCTCCTTGGCTGCTTCTTTCTTTTCAGGCTCCTTGGCTGCTTCTTTCTTTTCAGGCTCCTTGGCTGCTTCTTTCTTCTCAGGCTCCTTGGCTGCTTCTTTCTTCTCCTTTTTTTCCTTCTCAGCCAACGGACATTCTGGAGTACCACCTAAAGGACCTGTTCCATCAGGTATACCTGGTCCTTTAATTTTTCCAGCTTCCTTCTCGTCGCCAACTACTTCCGCTAGGAGAGCCCTCTGGACAGCGGCTGCAGCTTCCTTTGACCAGGAATCATCAGATAGTACTTCTGACGCTTTTTTAGCTTCAGGTTCTTCTTCAGCTTTCTTGAAGGTCTTTTTTGCCAGGCTTGCAATTTCTTTAAAAGACTTTCCCGGGTTATCTTTCCTGACTTTGTTCATATGCTCAATCCACGGATTACCTGCTTCTACTATCCGTTTTTGAAGATCTTCCTCACTCATATTCGCAATGGCATAAGCCATCGTTCTGAGGTCTTTTGCTATGGGATCACTCTCTGTAAATTCCTGAGAGAGTACATCGAAACTCGCTATTAAAGTTTTACGTTCCATTGAAGACGCCTCCCTTTTAAGTACGGGCCGGTTTGGGTAAAAATCGGAGTTATGACGTTGATCTCCGTAAGCCTCTTGAGAATCTTTCTTAGCTTTCTCAAAAGACTCATTGATAAGGATCTCCTCAGGGCGGAAATAAAGCCTGCGCTCTAAAGGAAATGCCGAAGGATCAACAAGAAACTCAAGAATATTGTTTGCAATTTTTTTTGATGATACTTTAGTATCCATCATTTTTCCTTATTTAAAGAGGAGGGCCCTACCTAACGCCCTCCACATTGAATATACCGTTATATATTCATACGAAGATTGTATGTAATAACAATCCACAGAACCGGTAATACCGGGCTGTAGTATGCAACTACATTAATAATCGTAGGATCATTTGCATCCTGCTCAGCCTTAACACCTGTGTAAGCGGTAATGATACTAGCACCTTTCAGGGCAGAAAGATAGGACTTCAGAGTCTTCTCTATTTCAGATTTCCTGCCTATCAGATTCTTTTTACCTATATAGGGCTGTAAGATTGAACGAGAACCTCTCTGAACAAAATCTTTTGTACGAACAACAGAAGGCGTTCTGGTTAATGGAGAAGAAATGTCTGTTGTTAGAGCAAATTTTATCTGAATACCTGCAGCAGTCTCTTCAAACAGCGTTAACCCAGAATTAGCTGTCTGCGCTGAAGTAACTGAATCCATACGACGGAACAGACGATTAAATCCTACAATGGGTTTCCTTGTTAAAGGTTCTGCAACATCAAATGCCGGTGAAGTATCACGTCCGGCTACTGCCGCTGCCATGTATGAACCATCAACGAGGAACTCAACCTCATTACCCAGCTCATCCACAATAGAGGTGATTGCACCGTCAGGATAGATACCAATCATCCTTTCACTGTTTACCGCCCGAGCATATACCTGAGCAGCTGCTGGTGTCGTATTATTCGGAAAACCGAAATAAGACATGTGTTCATTACCGTATCTGATACCTGATTGAATCAAGTTTGAAGTTTTCAGATAGGCTAAAACTGAGGTATTTGTCGTCAAAGGCTCCATCAAAGTAGGCTTGACACCGCCAGTCATCGGTTCATTGAAGTAATCAATACCCGCAATGTACCGAGAAGCGGGGGCATCATCCGTACCCGTTGTTTTTTCAATTTGCAATACTGCAATAGTGCTTGTACCATTCATAAATGCCAGGTGACCGGCAAGTCCAAGTTTATTGTTTATGGTAAGACCGCCCGTTGCAGCAAGGAGAGCATTCTCTTGACTGTACAGAACAGCGTCTGTCAGTCCGTTACTATCAAATTGTACGCTCTCTTTGAAATTCACATAGTAAAAATCTCCAATATTCGGCTCAGCACCTGACAGATTGTACGTAGTGACTGTAGCGGTATCACCAACTACAATGTCAGTAGTATTTGCTACTCTCAAACGTAAACCCGGGATTGCCCGAGACTGTACAGCACTGGTTACAAATTCGCTGTCTACCGTATACCCAAGAACATCCGTCCGATCAGGCCCTGGTGGCTGATAAACAACGAGGTTACCCTCGAGTATAGTTACTCTGAAACCGGTGACTACATCTATGTAAGTCTGATTAAGATAACCTGTGTTATCTCCACCAGAACCAGATCCGTTTGCAACGCTTGAACCTACCGTAAAAGTTGTAGCATCGGCAAAAGTCAACGAAACCGTTTCTTGTAAAGCATATCCAGGAGCAACCTGTGCATCGCTGTTTCCAGCTCCGGTACCGCTCGGGTAAGTTACGTTCTCTGAGGAAAAATCGGGGTCAGCTACAGTAGTGTCAGAAGTAGACCATAATACATCCATGGCAACACCAGCATTTGCACCTTCCACCTCATAGGTACCTACGCCAACAGCACCTGTTGTAGTATCTGTCAGTGTCCAGGTATCATCGGGAAGAAGGTTGCTATACTGTGTCACATAAACTAACTCACCGGTGGTTGGAGGCGTTGCAAGAAGAACAGTCTTTGCTGCTGCATCCAGTTGAAGAACATCTACAACCGTAGCATCAGTTGGTGAAGTTCCGTGATAAGCAGTAACAAGATCAGGGTTATCAGTTGTGAATCCAAGGCCCTGACCACCGTTCGGCGTAGCTTCAATGGTAAAAGTAGCGTTTGTACTGTCAACAGTACCGGTTGCAAGTCTACGGAAATTCCGGTTATCAAAAAGAGTACCGGTAATTTGAGTGTCATCAAAGGCCTCCCCACCTATAGTAGCCTGTCCTGAAGCAACATTGTAAGAATGGCCCCAGTTTATTGTACTGAAATTAGTAGTATCAAGTACAAAATCGACGGTATCCACAAAATCAGAAACTCCCGGTGAATACCCCACTTTTTCCAATGATGAAACCCATGGAGAAGGAAGTATATCAGAGGTATCCTGATGTTCATTGGAATAGTAAGTAGCTGTCACTGTCTGACCAATTGTAGGTGCAACAGCAAGAGTTATTTGTCCGGAATCCCCGTCGAGAGCGGAAACAGTTACTGCAACATTATTTACCTTCACAGTAACATGCGAAGTAGTGGTCGTGGTTATTCCCCCACCATTTCCAGAAACGATAGGAACATAGTGGGTACGGAAAATTAGACGTGTACCATCCACCTGATCACTGAGATCTTCATCAGTGTGCAAAGTATCCTGTTTCTTGAAGTAGTAGGTACAGAGTATGACATCATCGACTGCTGGTATATTTACCAGATAAATTTCACCCGTTGTGCCATTAACCGAGGACACAGCAACTGACTCATCATTGACATAAACTATTACATTATTGGTATCAGTTGTCGTGGTACCATTACCATCACCCTTCACGATTGGGTAATAAGTAACGGTAAAGTTACGATTTGCTCCAGTAAATTTACTGGATATGTTTTCCTTTGTGATTTTATTATCGGCCATTGAACTCGAACCCCGAATCATTTCATAGTTGTTTCTCGGGATTGTTTCATCAGCCACTCCTATAAAAGCTGGAATACGAAGATCTCCGGCAGCTGTTGCAGTAGGAGCCTCATTGAGCGTCCTCGTATACACATCAGGAAACGAGAAAGAATCAAAAGGGCCAAGTCCCATAGTTAACCTCCATTAGTGTATTGTTTACAGTTCCTTTGGATTTTTTATCGAGATCTTATTCGTATCTGTTTAATTTTTATCTGTTATCTTATCTGAAGGTTAAAACGATCCAGTTTCAGAAAATTGCTTCTGACCCCGTTCCTTTCTTCTTTTTCTATGTTCCTGCAAAGCAACAGAATACTCTTTTCTCTTCGTTCTCTGTTCCTCTGACCCTAAAGCCAAAGCAGGAGCATATTCTTTTCCGATTTTCGGAACTTCAAAACTTTGTAATTCTTTGCCAGAGCGCCTCTTATCCTGTCGCTCATGGTGCATTTCCCATCTCTTATTAGCTGCTCTGCCTATTTTCACATCGACAGATTCATTAGTGCTTCCTACAACTACAGATGAAAAACTGCTCATTTTCTTTTTTGTGTCTTTCCCGCATTTTTTACATTTAACGAGATCTTTACTATTTTTATTTGAAAGTTCCTCAAATTCAAAACCACATGTTTCACATTCAAATTCATATAAAGGCATAATATTTTCTCCTGAGAGATATTTAATTTAAGATATGTATTAGAAGATTATTAATAGTATCATGTTAATTTTTCAAATCCCAATACAGGTGACTTTAATACTGATCTCATTTCAGGAACTACATTTATACCCCTCAATTTATATACCGGATTATACGGCACAAAGCGCTGCCACTCTGATTGAACACTTATAGATACAGATGATTCATAATACAAATCACCGGTTGATTCTATATGTGTCTCTTCAGTTTCCCCAGTGGGCTCCACTGTATTTAGCGCTATACCTTCGTATTCTAATATATTTTTACGTTCACCCCACAAATACGATACAATATGATCAGCCATTTGCTCCATCTGAGAAGGGTCCTTAGATATAACAGCCAATTCAAGAGACATCTCCCAATGGCCTCCATATATCTTAGCCTGCTGTTCTCTGTTTTGAGATACTATTATAACCTGCTTATCACCTGCTTTAGCCCGGCGCCCAATAGAAATAACCACACCAGGAATTGCTTCACTGACTTCCTGAAAGGGCTCAAATGTATAAGGACCTCTAATTGCATCTTCAATTTGATACCTGTAATCTACATATATTCTATAATTCTTTTCTACAGGCAGTAAAAAAGTTATCACACCCGTATTATAATCAATTGAATAATCCCTGTCTCTTTCCAATGTATACAATCTCGTACTGTCCACATATGCAACATAGAGATCATCAGAACCTGTGTCAATTACTTCACTACCGCCCCCATGGTCTAATTGAGCCGTAGTTTCTGTACCAGTAGTCCTACTGACAAGAATTTCCTCTTCAATCACGTAAATGGTACCAACCTCGAATTTATTATCAGCTATGAAATTAATAATATTTATACTTGGAACTATAATATTGCGATAAAAGTAAGTTATTTCTACTTTTTCTCCAGTATTCGTAGCCTGAAGCAACAAAACTTCACGGTCTCCACCCACAACCTCCTCTGGAATTACTTTCACACCATCTATGGTCACCATCACCTGACCTGGATTATCAGCATATTCAGTATTATCTTTTCCCGCCAATATAGGATATGCTGTGTAAAAACGCCTCTGCGTAGGGCCTAACTGATTCGATACATCTTCAGTAGACATCTCAGTTATATTTCCCGCATTTTCCCTGACCCACTCAATAGCAATTCCAGGATGAGTCCCCTGTTTTGCTACCCTAACAAGAGAATAAAGATCAGACATGAAATTATCCGGTGAAAGGCGTATCTGAGAGCCGGAGGCATTCCGAAGGATCATCCCATACTGGACACGTTCCTCATAGGGAAATTTGTTATAAACCTTCACTTTCTCAGAAAAAGCGGGGTGTGATGCGAAAGCTTCCGCAGTTTCAGCCAGAATACGCCGTTTCATAGCAAACATCAATCTCTGATACATTAAGCTTGCCCTTCATCAACCATTATCAATTCATCCGCCAGAATTTCGGGTATGACTTTAGACTTTTCATAACTAATTCGTAATAGAGGAATTGAATTCTTATTACAATACTGGTTCTTTAAAGCATCGTTGTATTTAGTTTTTTTGAAATTCTTAATAGCTTTTTCTGAAGATATACCATTAAAACGGACAGGTTTGAAATGCTGTTCTCCGTCAAACTCTACCAATAAATTTTTATTTGAAACATAAAAATCAAAGGCTAATATTTGATTTCCACGGCCCCTTAAATCAGGATACGAATATTGATGCTCATATTCAAAATTATTATCCTGCAACCAATCACTTATAGCTAATTCTCCCTTAGAGAAGTTACATTTAATGCATCCTTTTCCCTGTAAATGATCTCCTGGACTCTGAAAAAACTTTCCATGGGTAGAGCATATTATACATACTTTAACTTTACTCTTTTTATATTTCACTAATGAATAATCATATTTATCTCTATGTATATTCCGAGCTTTATCAATAAATTCCTCTTGAGTTAATGTAAGACCTTTTGCCGTAGCCATATGGCCACAAGTTGGGCAATTTGCTCCTTTTAAATGATCTCCAGCTCTTTGCCAAAAGTCGCCGTGCTTTGGGCATATGATCTGTACTTTTTCGGGCGTACTTTTATAATAAACTTTAGAGTAATCATATTTTCTTTTATGGATAATATCAGATCTAGAAATAAAATCTTCCCTATTTAATCTCTGTCTGTCTACCTCACACTTTTTACAACCATTTCCAGATAAATGATCTGTAGGTCTCTGATGAAATTCACCATGGATGGGACATATAATGCATACTTTTAGAACAGCTTTTTTATATATTACTTTAGAATAATCATATTTATTACCATGATGAATATTTTTAGATTTAGTAATAAATTCTTCTATGGTTAAACTTTTGCTTTTTATACGATCTTCCATGCCACATAAGGGGCAACCTCTTCCAGCAAGATGATTAGAAGGCCTTTGATGAAACTCTCCATGAATAAAGCATATTATACACACTTTCGTTTCTAAATTTTTATAATTGACTTTAGAATAGTCATATTTATCATTATGAATAGTATTTGCCCTTATTAAAAAAGTTTTCTTTAATAATTTTTTTCTATTAACACCACACTGTAAACACCCCTTTCCAAAGATATGGGCTGAAGCTGCCTGATAGAATTCGCCGTGAACAGGGCATATTATACTAACTTTTCTATGACTTCTAGTATATAACACTTTAGAATAGTCATACAAATGCCCATGCTTTTTAATAGCTTTAGAAATAAATTCTTCTGTAGTTAATATATTTTTAGCCATATTTATAGTTATTTTAAATTCTGCTCACCTTCATCGTGGTTCATAGCAGCCACTAATAACCCCTCTGCTACACTACTGAGGGGGTTCGTAGCCATACGAACTTCTGAGATAGGAATAGGGAACTTGTCCTTTACTGCATTGAATCCCGTTTCAAAAAATTCCTTGAAATTCTTAGCCAATGCAGTTCCTCCCGATAAAACAATGGGAATAGAACTTGGCAATTCAATTGAGCCTTCCCTTTTCAGAAACTCTGCCTTTATCAGATCTAAGGCATAAAAAACAAGGCTCTTGTAATAAATATTGATAGCTTCCCTTTCACGGAAAGTCTTTGGATCACCTTCATTTGGATCCAGTAAATTGATGCCCTTTTCTTTTATAGACATGATACGACTTGCAGTGGTACCAGTCGCACGGGCAGCGTTCTCATCAATAAAATCTCCAGCACGGCTAATTGAAAAAGCCATACCTATCATAGTCTGATACATCAAGCATACATTCACCATGCCCCCACCAAACGACAGAGCTAGAGCAGAAAACTGTTCTTTTGCACAGTTGGAGTAAACTATTGCAGCTGCTTCATTCAAAGGTACAGGCTTATAACCCAGAGTAGAAATGAGCTTTGAAAACATAGCCTGATGATATACAATGTCTGTTTCACGGTCAACGGGAGCAGCGGGAACAGAGAAATAACAGGTTTCATTCTCTACGCGCACATTTCCAAGAACACTCTTCAACATTATCATAAGAATTTTCTCAGCTTCAGTCTCCCCCGGAGAGATAATCCCCTTAGAAAGAGGGCGACGTGCTTCTTTATTAAAAATATTTGCCATAACTATTGCAGGATCTCCTACAATATAGAGTTTATCGTCTGATTCAATAAAATTAACACCAGACATCTTCATCATATTCCGGACCTGCGGGTCGTTTTCCATATCGATGAAAGCATCTCGGATAGATTTTATCTGGACTTGATTACTGGCGTCTTGACTTGCTACTACCAAAAAGCAGGTTCCGATATCTGCGCCCTTTGCCATTTGTCAACCTCCTATTTGAATTTGGATTTTATTATTTGTTCTTCAGCTTCCGTAAAGCAGCTAAAGTATCTGCTACATCGTTAACTGATATCTCTCTTTCCTTTGGTATTATACTTTCTTTCATACCCTCAGTGGAAATATCGGGTATATATTCAGGCCCTATAAACGGACTCGTTATTTTCGGTTTACTTATTCCAGTTACTGCTATCTTTGACATTTCCTGTCGAACCATATCGACAATTAAGGGCGCTATTTCCCGGACAGCGCTCTTAATATCTTCTGATATACCATTACCTTTAAATTCTGGAAGTACTTCACGTAATGCTATTCTTAAATCCTTTGCACTCACAGAAGACGCTAACTTTTCCTGAGCATCAACAGAACCTCTATGAGCAGGCAATTTTTCTATTTCAGCTAATCGACCTTTCTGTATTTCACGTTTAAGATCTTTCGACTTTTCATATTCCTGGTCAGTATATTCCTTGAGCTGGCGGTAATAAATAATATCATTTAAATCTTTAACTTCTACACGTTCGGGGGAGTTTCCTAATATTCTGACCATAATTACTCCTATTATATATGAATCTATATTAGAAGATAATTACTTATAGATACGGGATTAAATAGAAAAAGGGAAAAAAGAAATACTTTTCTCCCTAATCATCTTTTAACAAGGAAACTGCGGTTCATCCCCATGCCTGTGGGGAACTTAAGCAGTATATCTCTCAAGTGAATCGTAATCGATGGGCTCTGAAGCTTTCTTTTCTTCTCCCTCTTCAGTTGCCTTTATTTCGGGATCGAAATAATAAGCATCACTGGCCTCTGATGCCACATAGGCCATTATACCATCACAAGCTGGGCACTGTAAAGTATCATTGACCGTGACTTCTGAGACAGTCACTTTGTCTTCGGATTTCTCTGCGGCCTTCTTGCGAAAATCGTTAATAGAAGCTAGTGTGGCTGTGTGATTGCATTTAGCACATACGAATTGTGTCACTTCTTCAGCTTCTTTTTCGATATCATCAGCGATTTTAAGAAGCTCTTCAGCAGCTTTTTTTAAAGACATAAAGTACCTCCTGAAATATGAATATTTGATTTATAGTCTGTATTTATATTCGATGACAATAAAATCAATATTAGAAGATTATTACACGGACAGTCATTTTTTAGGGATAACTAATCCCTGAGATTCAGCTAAGAGCGGATCAGCGAAGAAATCATATTTCTTTGAGTACTCTAACATTATACCAAAAAATTTATTTAAAAATTTTTCCCTGTTTATTATTTCTAACTGATTGTAGTCTATGTTATTTATCTTAAACACTTGATGAGGTTCATGATGTACTTTACTCTTTACAGATATACAATGCAAATACCCCGCTAAACGGGCCCGTGTCCCATAGTCATTATCATCATAATTACCCAGTCCATACATAGTATCAAATAGGCCTATTTTATCTATCACTTCCCGACGTATGAGAACACAGAAAAAATGTAAATTTGGAACGATAGTATCTTCTAAAACAGAGCCCACTTTCTGATGACCGCTCGGTACATTATTACCCAGAGGCCCTACAAGCCCTACCTGTGAATGTCTTCCCATTGTCTCATAAAGTGCTTCAAGCCATCCTGGAGATACAAATGCATCCACATTAAGGAGAACTACATCAGCTCCAGGGTCTATTACTTTTAAACCGCTGTTCACCCCTCCGGCAAACCCTAAATTTTTTTCATTATAGACTGTCTGGTGAGGCAAAGTACCCAGAAATCCTATAGAATGATCTTTTGAACCGTTATCAACAATAATAATCCTGTTTTTTTGTTCAGAACCTAAATACCAAAGGCACTCCTTCAAAAGTTCACAAGAGTTCCAGTTCAATATAATGATGTTGCATTTTCTCATGATCTCAGCCCTTCTGATTTTTTTCACTAACCTTCTGGTTCAATAGCTACTCCAATATTCTCAAATATAGAAAAAGCAACATTTCCCCCACTGCATGCCGGAAGAACAGTTAAATCTGTTCTTATCAGTAACCATCCCCTCCCATTTCCAGCAGATTTCATGATTTTTTCATAGAGTTCTTTCTCATACTCAATAATATCTTTAGATTTCTCTTCAAATATTCTAACTATATCTTTAACAGAAGAGATAGTTTGTATATCTTTTTCAGGTATAGTAGGACATGACGAAACTTCAAACATGGGGACAAGAATTCCTCCTAATTTTTCTTCAGCATCAATTGTTTGAATATCTTTACCATCTTCTCCAAAACAAATTGCTCTCTTACACGGAAAAACAGGCATTTCCACATGAGTCTCATTTGTAGCTAAGAATACAACTTGAAGTTTATTTCTCAAAGGGCTTTCAAGTCTCATTTTAGTAATTAGTGCTTTTCGTATATGTTGGGCCAATCTTCTCGCTGATATATCTTCCATTTCAGTTCTCCTTTATTTTTTCCTGACTAATTTAAAAGTACCACTTCTTATTTTTTAGAATCCATCTCCTTTATTATTCTTTTTGATTCTATAATAGAGGGATAATCTTTTTTCAAGTCTTTATTACCTTCCTCATATAATCTTATCTCACCCTCAGATAAATCTTTCTGAGTCCATATATTAGCACCCCATAAAGAGGCCACTAAACCCATTTCAATTGCTTCTTTACGGCGTTCAAATGCATTTCTCATATAACCACCAAGCGATCGAAAGTCAGCATAAGTATGAGGATTCATGACTATATCCTTAACAGCCTTTTCTTGCAATTCTATCTTTTCAAATTCATCCGCAAGAAAAGCTAAAAATTTACTCTCTGCTATTTTTTCCATAGCCATGTCTCTTA